TACCTGCCATTTTTTTAGCAATCTCTTTTGCCTTTTGTACTAACGCATAACCTTGAGGTGTTTCTTCTAATTCTTCAAAGTTTCTTTTCATACCTACTTTAGCTAGGTTAATCATATTCTTACCTTGAGAAGCAACATATTTCATAAACTTATCCATACCATCTTGGCTTTTAAAACCTGATATGTCAATACCTTTTGGTGTCATCTTTGCAGTCACACCAAACTCTTTTGCTTTTTTCATAATAGCATCTGTTGACTCTTCTATTTCTTCAAACTTACCTGTCTTCTTATAAATTTTATTTCTAGCAAGTGTAGATAAAAAAGGTATTTTTTCTTTTACTAATTGTCTTAAAGATAATAAGTCTAATCTATCTAAATGTTTTGAAAGCATATTTGCTTTTTGTGGTGCAATTGTTTTACCTCTCATACCACCATAAGATTTTTTTAATAATTTAATTTGATCTGTTGTAAATTCATCTAAATTTTCTTCTTTTAGTTTGTTATAATTTTTTTTGAAATAGTCTTGTGCTACGATTTGATTTGTTGATCTGAAAGCTTCTTTTTCATCTTTATCTAATACAACATAATTCATTTTACCTGTCGCTTTATCTCTTTGCATAGACACATAAGGATTAATGGTAGCTTCACCTAAAATACTTTTAACAGTTTTTAAAGGTAGTTTCATAATTTTAGCTATTTCTTCAGCGCTCTTACCCTCTTGGTCAGCTGTAAAGATGTCTTTCATTCTACCTTCTTCAATCTCATTGTCAGCAAATAGTGGTGACTTAATAGTTGACATAGTTTTTTTAAAAGCTTTGTCTTTCATATTTTGAATTTTTCTAGCCAACACTTTTAATTTTAATTTATCAGATATTTCTTCTATTTCTGTTTCTTCTTTTATATCATTAACAATATAATCTCTAGCCTTGTTTAAATTATTCGCAGATACTGCCAACTTATTTGTCCACCAAGTGTCTAAACTGTCTTCTGGTGACATTGAATTTAATTTTGCTTCTATTTGTTGTGCATCTTCTA